GCTAGATTTGTAGATGTAGAGAAATATTATGCAGGATTGCCAGGTATATTTACGAATGTATTTAAAGGCAATAGTCCTCATGGATGTCCGCCGATTAAGACGCTAATTACTCAAGAGGATTATGATGGTTGGCGTGTGGGATTAGAACGCGCGAGCGCCTGGAAACCGGCAGCTGAGCGTCAAGTGCAAGGAGAAGCAGAAGTATTGCCCAGGAAGGGTGTATCATATGAAGTGGAAGATGATGGCTTTCATGAGAGAGTTCAAAACCCAGTTGGACAAGATAAAGATCCAGTCAATCCGCTTCATTACAAGAACTACTACGAGGGCCTCCAATGGATTGAGGCCATGGAACGCATCGCCAGATTCCGAGATCGACCTTATGACTTCTGCGCTGGTCTGGAGCTGCAGGTAAGGAAGTACCTGGATCGCGGTGATAAAGGAAGTAGGCTGGAAGATCTCCAGAAAGCTCATTGGTATTTAGATTACTTGATAGGCTTCATGGAGCGAAATTCGCTGTGAAGAAGGTGGTGTTCGACTGTGAAGCCAATGGGCTGTTGGACACCTGCACTAGGATGTGGGTGCTTGTGGCACGAGATGTTGTCACCAATGAGTCCAAACAGTGGCTTCCTGATGAGAATGGCTGGCAAGAGTATTTGGAATCAGCTGATGTGTTAATAGGACACAACATCATCGGCTATGATCTTCCGATGTTGCGGAAACTTAAGGGTTGGGTTCCATCTGCGAATACAGTGTTACATGATACGATGATCATGTCACAGGTGCTAGATTACAGGAGGTTTGGCAACGGAGGACACAGCCTTCAGATATGGGGCGAGTACTTTGGTTACCCTAAAATAGACATGGAAGATTGGTCCGCATTCACACCGCAGATGTTGGAACGTTGTGTACGTGATGTGGAGATCAATGTACGCCTCTACAAGATGCTGTTGGCGGAAGCCCACAAGTTGATAGGAAAGTCGCCGCAATTCCGCGATTACCTGCGTGCTGAACACATCGTGCTGAAGTGGAATACCGATGCTAACATAGAAGGTTGGCCATTTGATGTGGCTGCTGGAAATGTCCTACTTGCGAGGCTTGAGGCCGAAATGGCCGAAGCTCATACCAAGTTGTCCCATAAATTGGGTACGATCACATACCCTGTTGATAGGAAGTGTGGTGAGGTTGAGTACAAGTTTCCGCGTTGGACGAAGGATGGGTTCTACCACAAAAGTACCGCAGCATGGTTTGGTGTGGATATATGTTCCGGTTTCGAAGGCGAGGAACGCCTGATTGAGGGTCCGTACTCACGCGTCGCCACGAGACCACTGGAATTGGATTCGATAGATGACATGAAGGTATTCCTCTTCAGGAATGGATGGATACCTACTGAATGGAATTATCGAAAAAGTGAGAGCGGTCGCAAGACTAAAGAAAGGACCTCCCCGAAGATTACGGAAGATAGTTTGGAGTTCCTTGGTGGAGATGGAAAGCTGTATGTTGATTTCCTCACTACAAAGTCCAGGCATGGCATCCTTAAATCATGGCTCGGAGCTGTGGACGATGTAGGGTTACTGCACGGAGATGCAGTGACGGTCGGTACGCCGAGTATGCGTTCTAGGCATATTACCATTGTGAATGTGCCAACTCCAGACTCACCATACGGCAAGGAAATGCGCTCGCTGTTTAAGTGTGAGCCTAGCTGGAGATTGATTGGTGTAGACTCTAAAGGCAACCAGGCTAGAGCATTGGCACACTACTTGGATGACCAGGAGTATGCTGATATCTTGATGGCTGGTAGTATCCATGAGTATAATGCAGGGAAGCTCACGGAAATTCTCAAGAAGCTGGGAGTTAGTAAGACCGTCGAAAAGCATCGAGCCAAGCGAGTGTACTACGCATTCCTCTTCGGTGCCGCCGGTTCAAAGCTCTGGAACTACATCTTCGATGAGACTCGCGAGACTGAGGGTAACCGTCTTAAGAAGGAGTTCACAAAAGCAGTACCTGGGCTTGAAGAGCTTATGGATAAGCTGGCAAAGGTTTATGGCAGTACACGTGGATACAGTGAAGGATACATCTACGGTATTGCTGGTAACAAGATCTATGTGGACTCATTCCACAAGTTGCTTGTGTACTTATTGCAGGCTGCTGAAAAAGCTACATGTGCCTGTTCCATCATGTTGATGGTGGAAAGACTCGAAGAAGAAGGTATACCGTACAAGCCGTGTATCTTCATGCACGATGAGACGCAGTTCCGTGTGCCAGAGGCCTTCGCCGCCAAGGCTGCCGAGATAGGTGAATGGGCGTTCTCTGAAGGTCCCAAGCTCATGGGTGTTCAGATCATGGATGGTGAAGCGAAAGTAGGAAACAACTGGTTCGAGACTCACTGATGTTTGGTGTACATGTCAAGTTCAGACAATACAGTCCATCATTGAAGAAGCGCGTGTGGAGTAATCCCTATACGTATTTATCCAATGTGGCTGTTGAAAAGTACAATTGGGTCATAGTACCTCAGGAAGAGAACTACTACGGAATAGCCAGAGTAATGCTGTGCGTTTCGGACCCTGTGCTCAAGGAAGGGATTCATTACAGAAATATCGTCGCGTCATTCTCGGAGGAAGAGTTGAAGAAATACGCGGCACTCTTTGCGTAACAACCGGATGGGCGTCTATGGACAGACGCCCTCATCCATCATTGGAGGTTTGACCGTGGCTGTGGCAATCATAGATGGTGATGTGGTAGCCTACCAAGCATGCCGATCTCGATTTGAGAGTTTTGAGGAAAAACCAATACAGTTGGATGAAAATGGCAGACATGCCAGGATCCATTTTACCAAGGAAGAGGATAGGCGCTATTTGGAGGAATCCTGGGCGCACTTCAAAGTGGATCTTGAGGTAATACGAGAAAAATTGTTCTGTGATGAGTCTCTCGTGGCTGTGAAAGGTATGAACAATTTTCGAAATCTGCTCTATCCAGAGTACAAAATCCACAGGCACAGGGATCCACAATTCAGAAATGAATTTGTGCCGATAATGAGAGAATTAGCTGTAGCAGAGGAGCTTGCAGTACCTGCTGATGGATGTGAAGCTGATGATCTTATTAGGATTTGGGCTGAGCAATGCAGAAGAGAAGATGTGGAGTATGTAGTATGCTCTATTGACAAAGATCTTAGGTGCATTCCTGGTTTACATTTCTACATCAAACGTGACAAGGAACGTCTCGATGAAGTGACTGAAAGGGAAGCCATGCAGTTGTACTATGCACAGCTTCTAAAGGGTGATGGTATTGATAACATCCCCGGTATACCCGGCGTTGGTCTTGTGAAGGCTGCAAGGCATCTAGCTGAATGTGAAAATGAGACTGACTTTCAGGAAGCAGTCCTCGCTATGTATGTAGACTTCTATGACGATGCATGGAGGGAGAACTTGCTATTTACAGGCAGGATGATTCATTTGATGCGTTGGCCAGGTGACTATTTCGATCTAAGCTCCTGGCCAGGTGCAAGAGATATGTAAATGAAGAAATGCCCACAGTGTGAACAAGACTTTCCTGACCACTTGATAGCAGAATTTACAGCAATTACCAGCGCAGGTACAATAAAGTTGGAGGTATGCCCTATCTGCGCATTGAAACTGCGAAACAAGAAACACGGATTACCGTCTGAGACACCATTTACCGGCGGCGAAGCTAGAAGGAGATACAAAATTGCGCAAGCCTATCTCAAAAAGAAGCGAAAGAGTAGTGAATGAACGAGTCCATTTCCGGCTCCTCTTCATGCAATGCTGTGGCACATTGATATGTTGGGTCAATCATCGGCTTCCCAACTTCTGTCCAGAATGTGGATGTCATTCATTTCCAGGTGTTAGAGAATGGGTCAGGCTCAAGGATGATGAGGCTCATCTTTCTTATCTAGAAAAGCTTGTATGAATAATGGGTACTGGCAGTTTACAGAACAAATGGGAACGCCAGGTCATGTAGGCTTTATCTACGTGATACGTGACAACTATATGCAGCATTTGTATTTGGGCAAGAAATTGTTCAACGAAGGCTGGCATAATTACAGGTCCTCCTCGAAATTGTTAAAGAAACTCCTGGCTGCCAGACCTATCGATGAATTCTCCTTCATCTGCCTGGAACAGTACAGGACACGTGGCACACTGTCATATGCTGAGACTTGGACATTGTGTCATGTAGAAGCTCCCACAAGTAATGTGTGGTATAACAAACGTATTGAAAAGGTGTCCTGGAATGTCAAGGAGCCGATATCTGATAGACACAAGTCTCGACTAGCGATGGTTGTGGACTTTGACAGAGAGATCCAATGAATGACTTCAAGAAGGTAATGGTGAACCTGTTCGGTTTGCTCACAGTGTTCTTAATGCTGTATGCAACATTCGATGTGTTGAGACGTGGAGAGTATGGACCATCAGATATGCTGGTTCTGATATTCTCTAGTTTCGTCATGGTAATGTTGTTCAATACTAAGAGTGACTGACATGGGTGTAATTGTAGATCGAAATCTGCCATGTCTAAACGTCAGTTGCGGTAGTTCTGATGCGAGACAGCTGTACGAGGATGGTACAAGTTTCTGTTTCTCATGTCAGACTTGGTTCAATGTAGATGGGAGCACCAGGAAGGGTGCTATAAGAGTCAGTGAAAGAATCACTCCCATAAATAGAAACGAGCTGAAGGAAATTGAACTGTTGCCGAGTCGTGGCTTTCGTGAAAGGAATATCACAAAACCCGTCGCTGAATTTTATGGTGTAAAGGTAGCATACGGTGATGATGGCAAAATTAGTACTCATTACTATCCGTATGGTTCTAATTCTTACAATGTCAGGAAATTGCCAAAAGAATTTCGTTGGATAAATAGGCAATCTACATTGTTTGGCATGAATAAATTCAGCGGATCAGGAAAAAGAGTAGTGATTACAGAAGGCGAGATTGACGCCATGACTGTGGCACAGATGTGGATGGATAAGTATGGTAAGATCTATCCAGTAGTCGCGATACCTGGGGTATCTGGAATGAAGGCATTGGTGGAAAACCGTGAATGGATACGCGGTTATGATGAGATAATTCTCTCGTTTGATGAAGATGAAGCGGGGCAGGAAGCTGTAAAGAAAGCCGTACACATACTTGGTGCAGACAAGACACGTGTAACGAAGTTGCCGATGAAGGATGCCAATGCAACTTACCTGGAGCTTGGTTGGAAGGAATTATACAGTTGTATCTTGGATGCAGCTTTGTATATTCCAAAAGGAATCATGGGCAAGGAGGAGCTGTGGACCGCTCTTGTGGATCTGCACAATACGCCTTCCATAC